AAGACGATTGATAGGCTACGTGAGAGGACAGGGAAGTATCGGCACGAGATACAAGGATGGCTAGTCAATCCGTATAAAGCTGTCCGCTTGCATCTGAGATGGCCGGTGCACCAGATGGCTAGCTTCCTCGGCCTCACAACAGATGCTTTGAAGTATCGTGAGCGCACTAAGCAGAGCTTCTACTTGCTAGAGATCGTGATGCTGTTCGAGGTTAGTGGCATGACACCAGAGGAGTTCGTAGAAATGTTGAGAGACATCGCCTAGTTACAGAGTTAGGTTAATAGTTTTCTACTACTCGTTAAGTAATATATGGTAATGTTTTCCATAGGTTACAGAATCGTGGGGTAGGAAAACAAAAACTAGGACGATTTAAAAAAAGAAAGAGGGATGGTACCTATATATACCTCCCCACAGTACAACCCAATTCAGGAGTAAAACACCATGTCAGATCCAGAAGTCTTACCAGCTGTAAAGTCGAGAAAAGAAGCGCTTACACACAAGAAGGACCCAAGGCTTAGTCATAGCGTTCGAGAGTTGGGACGATTAGGTTTGAGCAAACATGCGGTGTGTGTATCGTTACAGATACGGGATTACACATTTAAGAAGTATTACTTAGATGAGTACTTGGAGGGTCAGAGTGAATTGCAGCGAGGATTGGCTAGTACAGCAATTCAGGAAGCGATGAATGGTAATACGCCTATATTACTTCACCTGCTAAAAACTAAGTTAGGTTGGAGCGAGCAGCAGGTTATCGAGCATATAGGCGAGGTCAAGGCTGTTGTATCGGCGAAGCCACTAAGTAAGGAAGAGTTTGCACAGAGATATTTAGCTGCTGACGATGAGGATTAACTACCCTTACCTCGCTAGGTACTGATATAGGGTATATACACTTATCCTTAAGAACACGTTGAAGGGGGTGATTAGAACGTTATAAACCACGAAATGTACATCGAGTCGCTATATGGAATATATAAACCACCCAAAAAACCCTTGTCAAGAACTTTTTTTTTAGATGAAGAATACTAGGGAGTTACGCTTTGTATACTTTCGGTGTAAACATTGTTTTAAGGCAGGTTTTGCGTATACAAAATATAAAATTATAGATTGTGGAGGGCATAATTGTATACGAAAATGCCATGTAGAATGGGATCGAATTAGTAAGGAGGAGTATGAGCGTGAATGGGGTAGAGTTGAGCCAGATGATGAGGGCGAGGTGTCCTGAGTGTGGTTGGGTTTCTACGGTTAAAGGTGAGGATGGCTTTTATTGTAAGAATCCTAAGTGTGATGTTAGGCTTATCGTCGGCAGTGGTCTAATTGTCATAAAGGGGAGCTAACATGTTAAAGGATGCTATAAAGCTATGTAAGTGTAGTAACTGTAATTGTGTAGTTACGTTTACCACTAATGAAAGTGCGGTTGATTGTCCTGATTGCTTAAAGGCTATTGATACAGCAGAGATACCTGCTACCTGGGATGATTTAGATACTTACCTAAGAAACCAAACTAATGGATGAGGTAACTCCCTATTATAAAGATAAGCATATTACGCTGGATTGGAGGCATATGAATAGGACACTTTTGCAAAAGTTGACGGTTATTCAAAACGATTATGAAGATAGCAGGCAATTTCAGATAACGGTAAGCAGTACATTTCTGTTTCTTTTGTCATTTGAGAAAGTTTTAGGCGTTAAATTACCAATCAACAAAAAAAAGTTTATAAGAAAACTTGCAAAAAAATTAGCACAAGAAATTGAAACTTATTTGTTGAGCCAAAACAAAGATTAATTGTGCAAAAGGGCAGCGGATAAAGCAACAAGTATTGGCATTATAAATGGATGAACTAGATAGTGGCAGGGATGAGTTTGTTGTTTGGAGCCCTCAAGCTGGCCCTCAAGAAGCCTTAGTTCACTGCCCTATTACGTTAGTTGGCTACGGAGGGGCACGAGGTGGAGGTAAGACTGACGGCGTATTAGGCAAGTTTGCTATTAAGCAAGAGCAGTTAGGAGAAGCCTTTAACGCTATATTCTTCCGTAAAGAGCTTCCCCAAGCAGATGACCTTATAGAGCGAGCTAAGCAGATATACCTACCCTTAAAAGCTCACTGGCAGGACCAAAAAAAGCAGTTTACCTTTCCCAGTGGCGGTAGGTTACGTTTTAGGCCACTAGCTAATGATAGTGATGCTGAGAAGTACCAGGGGCAAAATTTATCGGATTGTGCCATCGAGGAGGCGGGTAACTACGGAGAGCCAAGCTGTATTTGGAAACTGTTTGGAGCCTTGCGAGGTAAAGGTGGTGGTCAGATTATTCTTACTTTTAACCCTGGGGGTGTCGGGCATCACTGGCTAAAGGAGTTTTTTATAAAGCCAGCTCCTAAAGGAATGAAGATGCTTCAAAAGAAACTACCTAACGGAAAGCATTTTGATTATATCTATATACCAAGTAGGGTACACGATAATCAGATTTTATTAGCAAAAGACCCTGAGTATATAGATCGGTTGCACATGGTGGGTAGTCCTGAGCTTGTGCGAGCGTGGCTAGAAGGAGACTTTGAAATCCATGAAGGTAGCTATTTTCCTGAGTTTAGTAGCAAACATATTATTAGTCCTTTTAACATCCCAAAACACTGGCCCCGTTACTTGGGCTACGATTGGGGCTACAGGAGCCCTTTTGCTGCTGTGTGGGGTGCTGTTAGTTCTGGAAGGGATGATAATGGCAATGAAGTACCATACCCTAAAGGAGCAATTGTTATATATCGAGAAATGCACGGCAAAGGTATCGACAACGAGCAGCAAGCAGACCGAATTGCAAGTGCCTCTGTCGGAGAAGGAGTGGTTGCAGTAGCTGACCCATCCATATTCTCGCACGATGGCGGACCTAGCATTAACGACCAGTTCAATAAGGTCTTTGCTAAGTACCAGCATCCAAGTTTTAGACGAGCTGATAATGACCGTATTTCGGGTTGGTCACAGATTAGGCAACGATTAGTCCACAAGCCTGAGCCTTTGCTATACATATTTGCTACTTGCCCTTATTTGCTGGAAACTTTACCATCTTTAGCTATAGACAAAAGAAAGCCCGAAGATGCCGATACTACTGGAGCTGACCATGCTTGTCTTACTGGTGATACGTTAGTAGTCACAAAATCCGGCAAAGTTCCAATAAAAGATTTAGATGGTGTAAAAACACACGTTTTAAGTCACGATGGACAATTTCATTTAGCTTTTGGTTCTATTACCAACAAAAGAGCTTCAATTATAAGATTAGAGTTTGAAGACAATTCCGTTGTCGAAGCTACGCCTGATCACAAGTTTATGCTTGCAGATGGAACATTCAAAATGACATCTAGCCTTACCTTGCATGACCTGATACAGTGCGTAACGTATGCAGGTGAAAATAATATCAGACAAGATTCAGGAGTTTCTAGGCGAGAAGTATTACCTGTGCGGTCAGTATTTCAGTCGTCAATCAAGAAAATCTGTAGGCTCAACCCGTTTACACAGAAGAGTTTGGGAGTATTATCACGGCAGGATTCCCAAGGGCAAACATATCCATCACAAGGATCACAACAGGGCCAACAATCAAATAGAGAATCTGGAATTGCTGGATGCTTCAGCTCACCTAAGTCAACACATGACAGAGGAACGAAAACAGGAAGCTGCGAAGAATTTGATAAAACATGCACTTCCAAAAGCAAAATACTGGCACAAATCGCTACAGGGGCGAGAATGGCACTCGGAACATGCAAGGCAAGTTTGGAAAGATATGCCTATGGTGACGCTGGTATGCCAGTTCTGCCAGACAGAATATCAGACGAAATTGAACATGAGAAACAAAAGCAAGTATTGTCACCAAAATTGCAAAATGGCGGCACGACGAAGAAGATTAAATCCATCACTTATACCCAAACCCAGAAAGAAGTGTATTGCCTAAATGTGCCAGATACGAGTACATTCGTACTAGGCAATGGCATTGTATCGCATAACTGCGATGCTTTACGCTACTTATGCAAGGCTAGACTTATTGACGCTAAATGGGAACAGGCGGAAGCCGCAAGGCAGCCAGGAGTTATAGTTTTAGCCGATTATGTGAATAAAGTGCGTAAACGACAAAAACAGGCAAGGATATGAAAAACCCACAACCCCTTATACAAAAATATACTCCAAGGTGGTGGAAAGCACAAATATCCGAATCAGAAGAGCGTAGAAAAAAGTTTATTGAGCAAGCTGAAGAGTCTATCAGAGTTTATAATGCTCAAAAAAATATGACGGTAATGAACGATGTAGAACGCCGTATTAACGTATGGTGGTACTGCATTAACACTCTTTTACCTGCCTATTATAGCTCTACACCACAAGCAGAAGTAGACCTAAGAAAGCGTAGTGGAAGCCTGCCATATCAGCTAGGAAGCGTTATTTTGGAGCGTAACACTCAGTACGCTATGGACGTACATTTTAGCTTTGACCAAGTAGGTTACTTAGCTGCATTGCAGTTTTTGCTTACTGGTCAAGCTGTATTGTGGGCTAGATACGAGCCTAAGTTTGAGACTGTAATGCAAGAAATTGCGTTATTTAAGACACCAGAAGGACTAATGACAGGGGAGGGTAAGCCTTATGAGGGTGATACGACTAATCTTGTCGAAACTGATTCTAATATTGTTATGGTGTCTGTTGAAGTTGAACGCAAGGTTGACGAAAAAGCGGT